GTTCTTCTAACATTTGTTACCTTTCGTTGTTAAACATCTGATTCAATCGTTCTACTAACATATAGCAAGTTCTCTGCGTTGTAGCTTTGATACTCTTCAATATCTTCTACCTCCTCTCCTACACGCACGAACTCACAACACCACTTACTGTCAACCTCCGCACTCAACTCCTTGAACTTCTCAAGTGCTTGCTCAAATCCCTTTACCTCGGGATACGATGGATACCACTTCATCCCATTCATGGTGAACTTAATCCCACGCAAACCTTTAGCGGTTTCGAACGTACTCATATATTCGTTACCCTCATACTCACCCTTAAAGAACTCAGGCACGTTCTCGTCAATGAATAGCTTCATTGCAGGGTACTCCGTAGGGTCGTAGGTGTAGAACACCGCCATCACATCACTCCTGTATCCCATGATCTACTCCTTCCAATACCATTGTTAATACCTTCTCACACACTTGCTTGTCCTTGTGTTCAAACAAAGTCTTGCACTCTTTCGTGTCGTATACACAGTACCCGAGTACCTGTATCTGAGCAGTCCCGCTTTCATTCTTGATATGGTCAGTCACCCACCTGACGATGTACCTCTTGAAGTCGGTTGCAGTCATGCCGTTCATTCCTAACATTTGTTAGAACTATCAGAGTAGGTCTTGGTTCTTAACAACCCAGTCCTTGAACGCACTGCTTGAGAAAGCGATACTCTGCTTCGCAGGGTTCTTGGCAATGTTGATAGCGAACACGGCTTGCCACTCGGCATCGAATCGAGACAAGTAATCCATGAATGGACTAATGGTTTCCTTCGTAATGCGAGAGATAGCACCGAACACCACAATGGCACATGCACCCGGACTTGTGGGTACAGTCGTAGTCTTTGGCTCTTTGATCGTAGCTTCCCATGTGGGTAGTTGATCTGAGAACTCAATGTATGCTTGCATATCTCTAGCACCCGATTCACCAATCGCACCGGTCAAAGCGGCAATCACCGAATCAGGGTCGTTCTCTTTGCGAGTCCGTACAATGTTCGATGCTGTCTCCAACGAGCGTGGTGATACGAACGCATGCTGAGCTTTGCGTGGGTTGTAGATGTATGGGTTGTCACCTTGTGCCGCATCGGTGTAGCTTGCCAATACGTGAGGGAAACGATTCACCCATGCAATCACCTCGGCTTCGAGTCCCTTGCCAATAGCCCACTCAATCCACTGCTCGGCATCGGGTTTGCAAATTGTTACCGGCACTAGTCGGTTACGGCTATGTGCTTTGAGGGAGTCGCCCACCCCATCGGTCGTTAGATTACCAGTCAAGAACACTATGGTATTGGCGGTCAGGGGTATGTCACCGAGTCGTGGGTTTGCCTTCTCAAGCATAGGGTGTAGCATGTTCTTCACAGGGTCAGCACCCTTTGTGAACTCATCGAGCATGATGACCAATGGCTTGTTCTCATGAATACGGAAACGTGCATTGGGGTAGTAGCGTGTGGTCTTGGAGTCGTGGTCGATCACAGGCATTGCGATGTCACCCAAGTCCATATTGGGTACGTCAATATAGGCATACTCAAAGCCGAGGGAGTCGGCGATATTCTCTAGTAGGGAGGACTTCCCAATCCCGGGCTCACCTTGCAGTAAGAACCGAGTCGTTGGGTTTGTGCGGATAAGGTTTGCCGCTTGCTTTAGGGTAATTGATTTACCGAAATTGATTTCTGCCATGATGGTCTTTCTAATACGCTGATAGTTCTAACATTTGTTAGGTTAGCAGGAAGCATTTGTTTTTGCCCCTACACCTAGGCTACTATGGACACAATTATCCAAAAGTAACTTATATTATACCACATTTTACTGGGTATGTCAAGTAATTCGCCTATGCTTCTCCTCTCAATTTGTATGCCTTAATAGTTTTAAGCGTGGGGTACTTGGTCGTGAACCTTTCCCTTGCCGCTACCTTACTCTTGGCTTCGAGGCTCTCGGCAATCCACATGCCGAACCGCCCACTCCACCCTGTCACGTAGTATCTAGCTAACATTTGTTAGACCTCCATAGTTAAAAAAGTTTGTCCCTTGGCAATTCAATAGTTTTGCCATTGCTTCCATATCCTCACATCTACCATCTGCAACGTGAGTCCAACCTTTAAGTCGCTTGAACTCATGGAAGTCGTTTTCTCGTGCAACATCCGCATACTTTCTGTGGTCTAGGTACAACACCCACCACCCTGCGACTCTATACATTTAGATTCCCTCCGTTGATTAAGTTGTAGTACGCAACCACCTCATGCTTGCGCCCCTTCGTTAAAAGAATCGCCTCCGCATCAGGGTCAGGCACGCGCAATGTACGCTCGTGGTTACGCAAGTATTTGTAATCGCCTTCCTTCAACAGAATCACAACGCCTGTCCTTGGTAGTCGGCAAAGGTAGTACGGCTCATACATTTCTGCACCCCCCGTGATACTGGTCATACGACCATAGTCGCTTGCCCAACCAATAGATTTGCTCTTCGACAAACTCCCATGTTTTGTAGTTCATGCAGTCGGTGAACGGCAAGTCCTTGCGACCCAAATCAATCAGTAGCTCTACCAACTTAGGTGCAAAGTCATTGATATGGGTTGTGTCGAATCCAAAGTACCACCAACCATCGTCATCTTGTTGCGAGTACGTTATACCTCCGTGTACGTCGTCCCCAATGTTTCTTAGTTCATCTTCTTCGTAACTTGCACCCCAGAACGTATGCCCTTTGGGTATGCCCACGTAACCACATAGCGCACCCGAACCTTCCATCCTAGATATGCGGCACTTGTACCCGCTAGGTTCTTGTACCCACTCCGCATGGTCGGGCTCGTTCTCCCATGGTCGCACAGGGTAGAACAGTTTCATCTTCATGCTTGCTTCTAACATTTGTTAGTTCCTTTCTAAAGTTATTTCGTACCACTTCTCTAGCATCCAGTCGGCTAGCGAACCACTTGCTCAATCGTTGGGGCTCGTACCCCTCACTCTCGTCTTGTAACAATCCCATCTTGTTCATGGTTCACCTCCATCTTTCTGTATTTACCAGTCAGCCCTGCCATTGCTGACATAGCCCCATGGTCGTTACTCTGCGCAACAATCCACCATTGCTTGCGGTCACCTCGTAGCTTGGCTATGCCTGTCCAGTCGTACCACTCCCGCTTGACCACAATGAAGTGACCCGAGTACCCACGCAAGAGCATCCAAGTTTTCTTGCGCCTCGGCATCACCACCCCTTGTAGATAGCAACGCACAACCAAATCACCGCAAGTACCAAAGCGGCAAAGCGGTTCAATGCCCTCGCTAGGAATATCTGCGCAACCATAAAATAGAACTCGGCTGGTGTCATAGCGGTCTCCAATAAAGCAGGTCAAGGGCTAGGACAATACAGGCAAGCAGTATCGCCACACGTTCGAGCTTCTCCCAATTAGTCATCATGGTCTTCCTTCACAACAAATGTTAGGGTTCGCAACCCTTCAAAGATTTCCACAACCTCGAATTCAACCCCTGCCTTGTCGAGCAAGTCGTACAGTTCTTGTGCAGTCATTTGACCTCCCGCTTCATGTGTATGGGCAACTCTTTGGCATTGAGTACAGGCTTGCTCTCCTCCACTCGTGCGAACTTCATCGCCTCGCCTAACATTTGTAAGTAGTCGGTCTGACTAACTCGCTTGGACAACTTGTCCACCTTTTTGTACCTCGGTATTGCACTCATTTCAACTCCTTCCATGGGCAACTTCTTGCCCGTTGTACATAACAATAATCTCACCCGCTTGCATACGCTCGTAGATGTATAGCTCAGCACCATCCGTGAACCGAATGGTTATGCCCTCGCCCCATGGGTCGGCATACTTAACATCTTTTACAGTCTTACCCGCAATCAATACATCCTTCGGGTCATCGCTAACTTTTGTTAGGTTCTCCGTCTTGTTGAGAGTCTCTCCGTATGTTGCAAGGTTCTCGTACTCACGCCATGCGTCACACACGATGCACCCTTCTTCGTACTCGGAACACTTCGGCCCCCAGTAGTCTTGTAATGCTTGTTCAATTAAGTTCATTGAAATACCACCTTTTCTTGTATCCAATAGTGACCATAAACGTCACTCTCTTTGCACGTACGCATGTACTCCTCTGCGTCTATCTTGTGGGCAAACAACTCCTCAATGTGAGCGCCTTGCTTGTCGGCATCCTTCACCTTGCTACTAATGGAATCGTTGCACCACAGTATCCAAACCATTGGGTAATACTTCATTGCGCCTCCCTAACTTTTGTTAGATTTAGTTCCTCGCCCATAACAGGATGGGCTTCCTCGTACCAACCGAATCGGCATGCGCCTTCGGGTTTGCACACTTGCGTATAGCCGAGCAGGGTCTGCGCCCTTCTGTGGCTCAGCCCTGTCCACTCGAGGACTGTCCCATCCTCGTGTTCAATATAAAAGGTATGCCTAATCATGGCTCAGCCTCTCAGTTCTTTTTGATTAGTCTGTTTCAGCGTTGTACGTGCGCTCGCAGGTGTAACAAGTTGGTAGTTACCCTTGCCGTACTCTTGGACTACGCACCAAGAACTACGTACCTCACCTGCACTACGCTCTCGGTCTTGCTCGCAGAATCTGCAAAACGCTTGGTAGCGAGACACGTGCATCTCGTCACCGCAATCAATACATTCTTTCCAGTCGGTCATTTGATTCCCCTTATTACATGTAGTTGACGTTGTTACGTTTGCGGGTGAACTTGAACTCAATGCGCACGTAGTTCTTGCAGTCGGTGCCGACACGTGCGGCTTCAATCCACCAAAAGCGCCATGCCCACATCATGTGCTTGTGAAGCAGTACACGGCAAAACAAGCTGTCTAATCTAGTAATCATTTCTAACCCTTCTAACATTTGTTAGGTTTTGCATTGTTACAAAATGAGTCAAGGCGCAAAACCATCTCCCCTGACCCATACTTAATTATACCACAAAGTTACACATAAGTCAAGTAATGAGACGATGGTTGCGGTACAGTTTTGTTACGTTTATTTGTAGCAATGTTGCAGAATGTCACGTCGGAAAGTTTTGACATATAACATTATAAAACTCAATGGAATCAACAGGTTAGAAGCGAAAAATTGGATAAAGTTATAAAGTTATAAAATTTCAATAATAGTGTGTGTGGCTTTCCTAGATTATATTGCACCACGTATTGCACTTTCTGACAAGTCTTGCCCTTGCGGACTCTCACACCCATTCTCAAAAAAACGTAACATATAACATTGCTTTAGAATCAACAACTTACGTGATTTGTAACGTAACATTAGGCGTAACATTGCAACAACGAAACATAACATTTGTTAGAAAGGGCATGGGCTAACCCCGCACAGAGAACTGGTGCAACCTTGCTCATCGACGACAAAACTTTGGACACGATGCCTTTGGGCTAACCCCGCACGAAGAACTGGTACACGACCAAAAAACTGGGACTGTGTTTATATACATAGGATTATGGGTACGCTAACAATAGTTAGGACAAGACGCAAAAAAGCCCCGACTAGCGGGGCTTGGTTCTAACAAAAGTTAGGATTAGGGGATATTATTGGCTTTGAGTTCTGAGACCAATTCATCGGTAGCAAACTTGTCAGCTTCAAACTCTGACAATACATCGTTAGTGTATTCAATGTATGGGGAAGTGGATTCGATTTCCGCCACATAGTAGGCAATGGCTCGCCATGCGTGGTATGAAATATTATCTTGCCCTGCCCTTGGGTCAAACCAATACATCGGTGCATCGGTTAAATGTTGGAACATGGCTTTTAATTCAGCTTGGGTTCTTTGCATGATAGTCCTTATGGGCGGGTTGAAACCATTAAAAATTCTTTGCTCAGCAAGTCCCAAACGTGCGAAGCAAAAACCGTGTTAACTTCTACGCTAAGAGCCCCAGATGAACCATGAGGGCGAAACCAAATTTTGTGCATGATTTTCTCCAATGAAATCTAACTTTAGTTAGAACCTAGGGTTTCCCCTAGGTTCTGTTGTTTACCGCTTACTTGAGGTTTTTGCCCAAGTCCATCACGTCTCCGCCCATGCCCTCAAAGACGTCTTTGAGGTTGACCAAGAAATCTTGGGCGTTGCACTCGATACCATCTTCATCCGCTTTGTAAATGCGGTTTATCATGGTCTTCAACTCAGCAAGGGTTTTGCTATCGATGTCATTACCGCCTGACACCCTGCCATTTGGCACATAACCCGAAGCTTCTTTCACTCGTTGCCAATAGGTGTCAACTGTAGCGGTATGCTTGCGCTTGCCGTCTGCATCGGTTGACTTGATGAACTTAGAATCCCTGTCCATCATGGCATTGCAAAACAATGAACGCTCGGCTTTGACACCCTTTTTGTCTTTGCCGACTAGATCAAACCATTTGGCAATGGTTTTGCCGTTTGTGTCCTTGCGATCGAACACATCACAAAGGGCGTTGGCATAAGCCTGAATAACACCGCCCGTTTTCACCGCTTCTTCTACCAAAGCGTTGCGAGCAATAGCCAAAATGCCTGTGTCAATGGCGGGTGACGACACGATGACGTTTGTTGTCATGATCTAACCTTTTCTAATTACACTAATGAAACCCTTTTCAGGGTATGGACAGATTCTGTCTGACCATGTTATCTATTATACATATCGTGGTACACTTTGCAAGCCATAAATAAACAAATTAAATAGGGGGATAGACCTAACAAAATGTTAGATATTGGGTTTGAGCAAGGGGGGACACCCCAAAACTAGAGCAAGGGGAGGTAGCGCCACATACACACTGTGTTGCTCACTTGAAGAGCTATTTTAAAAATCCCCCCCACCCCCTATATATTTTGTACCATAATGATACAAAGCTTAATATAGAAACACCCCCCGGTGCAAAATAAATCGAGCCATCAAAAAAAATTTTTGCAAAAAAATTAAAAACTCTGTTACATTTGCCCCATTCCCGTTTACTTACGGTGCCTATGATTGAACTTAAACCCACAGCGGAGCACAAGCTACCGTTTGATCTGTCCGATGAGCAGCCCAAGACTCACAAGGACGGCATCGCCATCGCTGTAAATACCACAGCCGCGTTGGAATCTCTGGGCCCCAGTATTGATTACGAAGATAAAGACCTGCATAAGTCAGCGGAGTTATTCAACGGTACCGATAAGCCAACTACACCTAAGCACATATCCGTACCAGCAGAGGCGAAGGCGGCCTCAGTACTAATAAAGAAGTTTGACTTCCAAGCATTTGCGGATATACAACAAGCACGCACATACATCACTAATAAGCTAGTCACCCTGTCTGACTGCGGTGATGCCAAGATTGAGATCAAAGCTCTTGAGCTTCTGGGTAAGCATTCGGATATTGGTCTCTTTACTGAACGCAGTGAGATTACTGTGCACCACACTACAAGCAAGGGACTTGAGGACTCTATTAAAGAGCGCATCAAGCGGCTCATGAATGCAGATGTAACAGATGTCACTCCTTTGGATGATCTGGATACGCTACTAGGCCCAAGCGAATTAACAGACGCGGGATTCGAATCAGAAGATACTCGCCAAGACGTACCTGAAAATGGCCAACACCCTCAGTCTTAAGGAAATCGACAAAGCAGTTGACTCCGGCAAGATGTCGGAAGCCGACCTGCGCGTGCTAGATGCCCAACTTTTTAAGTTAGAAAAGCTCAAAGACCGTGAACTGTGCCAAGAAAAGTTCATCAAGTTTGTTGAACGAGTATGGCCAACGTTTATATCCGGTGCGCATCACAAGAGAATGGCTGAAGCCTTTGAGCGTGTGGCAAATGGCACTTGCAAGCGGCTTATTATTAATATGCCTCCCCGTCATACTAAGTCTGAGTTTGCTTCATACCTGCTTCCAGCTTGGTTTTTGGGTAAGTTTCCACACAAAAAAGTTATTCAGGCGTCTAACACGGGCGAATTGGCGGTTGGATTTGGTCGAAAAGTGCGAAATTTGGTAGATTCTGAGGTATATAGTAGTATTTTTCCCAATTTAGCGCTTCAACAGGACTCAAAAGCAGCCGGAAGGTGGAATACCAGCAAAGGTGGTGACTATTTTGCGATTGGTGTGGGCGGTACAGTGACCGGTAAGGGCGCAGATGTGCTCATTATTGACGACCCGCACTCAGAACAAGAGGCTGCAATGGCAGCAAGTAACCCAGACATCTACGATAAGGTGTATGAGTGGTATACATCAGGCCCAAGGCAGCGTTTGCAGCCGGGTGGGTCGATTGTTATTGTGATGACACGCTGGGCAGCAAGAGATTTGACGGGTCAGGTGCTTAAATCTGCGGCGCAAAGGTCAGGTGAAGAGTGGGAAGTGATTGAGTTCCCTGCAATCCTGCCTTCAGGTAATCCAGTGTGGCCGCAGTTTTGGAGCAGAGAAGAACTTGAAGCTCTACGGGAAGAACTCCCCAATTCCAAGTGGCAAGCGCAGTATCAGCAGAACCCCATTGGTAACGAGAGCGCGATTGTTAAGCGAGATTGGTGGAAGTGGTGGGAGAAAGACGACCCTCCCGTTTGCGACTATGTTCTACAGTCGTGGGACACAGCGTTTGAAAAATCCCAGCGTGCTGACTACTCCGCAGGGACGACATGGGGTATCTTTAACTGCGAAGAAGACAACTTTGCCCCTAATATTATTTTGCTCAATACGTACAAGAAGCGGGTTGAGTTTCCCGAGCTAAAGCGAGACGTGCTCAGAGAGTACAACGAGTATGAGCCTGACTCACTGATCGTAGAGAAGAAGGCGTCCGGTGCGCCGCTAATCTATGACCTAAGAGCGATGGGCATACCGGTGCAAGAGTTCACACCGGGTAAGGGCCAAGACAAAATTGCCCGCTTGAACTCAGTCTCAGACATAATTGCGAGTGGGAAAGTGTGGATTCCGCAGACCCGCTGGGCAGAAGAGTTAGTAGATGAAGTTGCAGCATTTCCGTCAGGCGAGCATGATGACTTGGTTGACTCAACAACTTTAGCGCTTATGCGCTTTCGTCAGGGTGGGTTTTTGCGCTTACCAAGCGATGAGCCTGAAGAGATTCAATGGTTTAAAAGCCACCGCCGTGAGCGGTTCTATACAGTTTAAGGATAAATTATGGCAACGAATTCAGTAGACAAAGGTTTGTACGCAGCCCCCTTGGGTATCGAAGAAGATATGGGTATGGCCCCAATAGAGATTGAGATTGAAGACCCTGAAGGCGTGCGTATTGCTATGGGTGGTATTGAGATTGAACTAGAACCCGGCAAAAAAGAAACAGATGAAGACTTTGATGCCAACCTTGCTGACTTCATGGACGACAGTGCGCTTGACTCTCTTGGTGGTGAGTTGGTTGCTGACTTTGACAAAGACATTGGTGATCGCAAAGATTGGATCAGAACCTATGTTGACGGCTTAAAGTTATTGGGTTTGAAGTACGAGGAAAGAACAGAGCCATGGGCCGGTGCTTGTGGTGTGTTCCACCCCATGCTCACTGAGTCTGTTGTGCGTTTCCAAAGTGAAGGCATCATGGAGACGTTCCCCGCCGCTGGCCCCGTAAAGACGCAAATCTTGGGGAAAGATACTCCCCTAAAAGAAGAAGCATCTGCTCGCGTAAGAGAAGACATGAACTACCAACTCACTGAGGTGATGGTTGAGTATCGTCCAGAGCATGAGAAGTTATTGTGGAATTTACCGTTGTCTGGATCGGCGTTTAAGAAGGTCTACTATGACCCAAGCATTGGACGTCAGGTTGCAATGTTTATCCCCGCAGAAGACATTGTTGTACCCTACGGCGCATCTAACTTAGAGCGTGCCGAGCGCGTTACGCACGTGATGCGTAAGACTGAGAATGAGATTCTTAAACTGCAAGAGGCTGGGTTTTACAGCGACGTAGAGTTGGGTGAGCCGTCCGGTGAGCTTGATGATATTGAGAAACAGAAAGCTGAAGAGACGGGCATGTCCGCTCTGCAGGATGAGCGGTATCGCATACTTGAGATGCACGTTGACCTTGACTTGAAGGGTTACGAGCATGAAGATAAAGATGGTGAGAAGACGGGCATAGCACTGCCGTATGTTGTAACTGTTGAGAAAGCGACAACTAAGATTCTTGCCATTCGCCGCAATTGGTATGAGGATGATGAGTTGCACATCAAGCGCCAGCACTTTGTACATTACCAATATATACCGGGGTTTGGCTTTTATGGATACGGACTCATTCACCTTATCGGCGGATATGCGAAGAGCGCGACCATGCTCATCAGGCAGCTCGTTGATGCAGGTACGCTCAGTAATTTACCGGGCGGACTCAAGTCTCGAGGACTCCGTGTCAAGGGTGACGATACCCCTATCGCACCGGGCGAGTTTCGTGATGTTGACGTACCCAGTGGATCAATCCGAGACAACATTTTGCCGTTGCCTTACAAGGAACCCAGTCAGGTTCTCTTTGCCTTGTTCCAGAACATTGTGCAAGAGGGTCGTCAGTTTGCTTCCGCAGGAGATATGAAGGTTAGTGACATGAGTGCGCAAGCACCCGTGGGTACAACTCTGGCTATTCTTGAGCGCACACTTAAAGTGATGGGCGCAGTGCAAGCACGTATGCACTACTCGATGCGTCAAGAGTTCCGTCTGTTAAAAGCCATCATCGCTGACTACACACCAGAAGAGTATGACTACGAGCCAGTCGATGGCTCACGTCGTGCTAAAAAGTCTGACTACGACATGGTTGCTGTGATCCCCGTAAGCGATCCAAACGCCGCAACGATGGCGCAGAAGATTGTGCAGTATCAAGCTGCACTGCAGTTAGCGCAGACAGCACCACAACTGTACAACTTGCCACTCCTGCACCGTCAGATGATCGAGGTGTTAGGCATTAAGAACGCAGCTAAGTTAGTGCCTATTGAGGACGATGCCAAAGCTACAGACCCAGTGCAAGAGAACCAGAACGTGCTGACAGGTAAACCTGCAAAAGCGTTTATTGAGCAGGATCATCAAGCGCATATTGCTGTACATACAAGCATGCTTCAGAACCCCAAGATCATGGGTTTAGTTGGGCAGACTCCACAAGGTCAAGCACTTGTAGCCGCAATGATGGCGCACATCAACGAGCACCTAGCGTACGCATATCGCAAAGAAGTTGAGCAGACAGTTGGTTTGTTGCTACCAACAGAGGAGCAAGGAAAGAACATGGCTCCAGAAGTGGCTGCACAAGTTGCACAATTAGCTGCACAAGCCTCTACTCGCATGACTCAACAAGCTCAATCGCAGGCCGCTCAACAGCAAGCTCAACAGCAAGCTCAAGACCCGCTTATTCAGATGCAGCAGCAAGAGTTGCAAATTAAGATGCAAGAGCTTCAACTTAAGGTGCAAAAACAGCAAGTTGATGCGGCAGCTAAGGCTGACCAACTTCGTATCGAAGAGTCACGTATTGCGGCTCAGAAGGAAATTGCAGCTATGCAAGTTGGTGCAAGCGCAGCCGCTGCAAAAGACAAACTTCAGAAGCAACAACTTCTTGAAGGAACAAGGATTGGCGTTGATATTGCCAAGAACCGCGCTCAGATGGCCATGCAAATGGCACAAAGAACGTCCCAAAAACCTAAAAGGGAGAGAGATTGAACGACTACAAACTTTTGTCGCACATTGCCAATGAGATTGAGCGACTTAGAGCGGAACAAGCTTTTCACCTTGCCAACGGCAGAGCCGCTGACATAGAAGAGTATCGAAGTATCTGTGGGGTGATCCGAGGTCTTAACCTAGCAGAGAATGTAATCAATGACCTCGTGCAAAAAATGGAGAAATCTGATGACTGAATTTAACGTCGCTGCCGTGGACTTGTCTGGCATTCTTAATAAGACCGCCGAAGACAAAGCTAAGCAGTTGCCTGATCCTAAAACTTTTCACCTACTTTGTGTAGTGCCGGAAGCTATGGAAGAGTTTGCTGATAGTGAAGTTGGCTTAATTAAATCAAGCCAAGTCATGCACCATGAAGAAGTGCTGACTCCCGTGTTGTTTGTAGTCAAGCTTGGGCCTGACTGCTACAAAGATACCACTCGTTTCCCAAGTGGGCCGAGTTGCAAGGAGGGTGACTTTGTCATCATCCGCCCTAATTCAGGTACGCGCCTGAAGATTCATGGCCGTGAATTCCGCATCCTCAATGATGATTCGGTTGAAGCAGTCGTGGAAGACCCCCGTGGCATTACACGTGCATCATAAGGAGTAACACATGGCACAAGCTGAGTTAAAAGATGACTTTAAGTTTCCTCATGAAGCAGAGGAAGAAGCTAAGGGTAAACCCGTAGATACAGAGGACGATGGCGGATTCGAGGTAGAAATCGAAAACGACACGCCTCGTAGGGATCGTGGTCGTAAGCCTGACGAAACACCACCTGAAGACCCAACGGAAGATGAACTATCCGAATACGACGAAAGAGTTCAAGCCCGTATTAAGAAATTTACGCGTGGCTATCATGATGAACGCCGTGCCAAAGAAGAGGCATTGCGTGAACGCGAGGCGGCTGAGAAGATGACCAAGCAACTGTGGGAGCAAAACCGCAGGCTGCAAGAACAAGTCTCGCTTGGGTCAAGAGCGTACATTGAGCAGTCAAAAAGTTCCGCTGAGATGGAATTTGAGAATGCTAAGAAGAAATACAAAGAGGCTTATGAGTCTGGAGATTCCGATGCTGTGGTAGAAGCACAAGCAGACGTTTCGCGGGCAACGCTGAATCTTGACAAGGTTCAGAACATGAGGCCTTTACAAGTTGAAGAAAATAATGTACAAATACAACAACGTAGTACGAATCAACCTTCTGTTACTCCAAAAGATGAAAGTTGGATGCAGAAAAACACTTGGTTTGGCACCGATCCTGAAATGACAGCATCCGCCCTCGGGTTGCATCAAAAGCTGGCTAAGGAACATGGTGCTAACTTTGTGGGATCTGATGACTACTACAAACGAGTAGACGCTACAATGCGTCGACGATTTCCTGAGTATTATGATGATACTCAGAGCTATGAAGATGACGCCCCTTCGAAAAAGGCATCAGAACCGGTTTACGAGGATGAACCTCCGCGCCGTGCAACAAAGCCCGCTAACGTGGTGGCCCCGGCCTCCCGTAGCACTCCGCCTAATCGTATTAGGCTGAAGGCATCCGAAGCAGCGATCGCTCGCCGTCTTGGGGTTCCTTTGGAAGAATACGCTAAACAGGTTGCTCAACTAAGAAGAGGTGAATAATGGATCAAGTTTTATCGTCTGAGAAGACACAAAATCGTACTGCCCGTGAAGCGGATACTCGTCAAAAGATGCAACGCCCTGAAGCGTGGCGTCCGCCCGAGACTCTGCCTATGCCTGAAGACCGTCCCGGTTGGAAACATAGATACGTTCGCATTAGTACAGTGGGTGTAGCTGATCCTAGCAATATTTCTTCTAAGTTACGTGAAGGATATGAACCCTGCAAAGCAGAAGATTATCCTGAGCTTATGATGCACGCCACCGTTGAAGGCCGCTTTAAAGGCGGTATTGAAATTGGTGGGTTGTTATTGTGCCGTATTCCTGAAGAGTTCTTAAAACAGCGTGCCGATTATTACGACAAGCAAAATAAGTCTCAGATTGACTCGGTGGATAACAATTTCCTTCGTGAAAATGATCCTAGGATGCCTCTCTTTTCAGAGAGAAAAACTAAGGTTACTTTCGGTTCTGGTACTTAAATAAACAGGAGTCTTTATGGCTTATCCTACAGTCTCGGCCCCTTACGGTCTAAAGCCTGTAAACCTAATAGGTGGACAGGTATTTGCAGGCGCAACCCGCCTGATGCAAATTGCAAGTGGCTATGCCACTAGCATTTTCTATGGTGATTTGGTAAAACGTATTTCTAATGGCACTATCGAAAAGGACGCTGGCACAACAACTGCCACGCCTTGCGGTGTGTTTTTGGGCGTAAGTTTTACTAACAGTAATGGTCAAGTCCAGCAACAGCAATTTTATCCAGCAAGTCAGTCTATCAAGTCTGGCACGCAGATTTTTGCAGTTGTTGCAGATGATCCTGATACGCTGTTCCAAGTAGTCTCTTGTTCTGCAACCACAACTGTGGCCGGAATGGGCATCTCTGCTATTGGTAATAACATTGCTTTGATTCAAAACGCTGGTTCAACTACTACTGGTAATTCAGCAGTGGCAATCGACGAAGGCACTCAAGACACTACCAATACGCTGCCTATCCGCATCATTGATGTGGTTCGTGAGACAGCAACAGGCGCTGATACATTTGTTGAGTTTATCGTCAAGATCAACGCAACCATGCACCAGTACAACAACCCTACTGGCGTATAAGGAGCATAAATCATGGCTATTTCCCGCGCACAACTACTTAAAGAACTGCTCCCCGGCCTGAACGCTTTGTTCGGTATGGAGTACGCTCGTTACGGTGAACAACATAAAGAAATTTATGAAACCGAAACTTCAGAGCGTTCGTTCGAAGAAGAGACGAAACTGTCTGGTTTCTCTGCCGCACCTGTCAAAAATGAAGGCTCAGCCATCAGCTATGACAATGCACAGGAAGCATGGACAACTCGTTACAACCACGAAACCATCGCTTTAGGCTTCTCCATCACTGAAGAAGCTGTGGAAGATAACTTGTATGACTCTTTGTCAGCTCGTTACACCAAAGCATTGGCTCGCGCTATGGCTTACACCAAGCAAGTTAAGGCTGCTGCAGTCTTGAACAATGGTTTCACTAACTCTCCCGTTTATTACGGTGGTGATGGCGTTCCTTTGTTTAGCACAGCGCACCCCTTGATTTCCGGCGGTGTAAACAGCAACACCCCATCTACTCAAGCTGATTTGAACGAGACTTCTTTGGAAGCCGCCGTTATTCAGATCGCTGCTTGGAC